CTGATTACTCAGGTAAAAATGATACACATATTGGTATGACGTATCCTGAAATTGTGACCACAGTTAAGGAAGACGCTTTACATGAAATGACATTGACCAAAAAATCAAAATTAATTCAAGAGTCACATGAATTGGAAACTATGTTTAGAAGGGACGATGCTTATAGTAACATAAAACCAGAGGATTGGGATACAATAAAACAATATCTTGAATTTTTAAGACAGTCTGGTATTGTCAACATGTTTGGAGCAGCACCATTTTTATACGCACCTTTAGAATGGATTACTGACCAAGCAAAATGGAAAGACTTAGATGAATACTCAGAAGCGGCTCTTGAGAGTTTAATTGAGTTAAACCCACAAGTTCAGGGAATAATGGTAAATGCCGCAATTAAATCTTTAGGTGATAAAGATTTTGATGTATCAGAGGTTAACAGTAAATTAAGAAAAATTTCAATTCACGTTCTTGAAGATTTATTTCAAAACTGGTCATAAAGTTTTCTTGTAATCTTTCCATAAAAATCCATCACGGTCTTTTTCTGATAAATGCGGGTTGTCCGTATAATTTTTAACAAAATCATCAAATTTTTCAATACTACTATACAACATAGATTTTTCATGTTGTGGTGAGTAAGGTGAGTCCACAAAATATTGAATAACAGTGTCTGGTTCCATTGTAATTAAACCATTTGCATAACCTTTCGGTACCATTACCGCATGGTCTTTATCCACCTCAAACACATACGTTTTACCAAAATCAAAATGTGTTTTATCAACACACATTACCATTTGGAATATTTTACCATATATTACTTTAAGATATTTTGATTGCTCAAACGGTTCAAGTTGAAAATGAAGTCCTCTGATTGTGTGAATTAAAGGGCTAATACTTGTATTGACCTGAACCCAATGTTTATCCAAACGTTGGTCATGTTTCATATGAATTGGTGACGGACAAAAGTTACCTCTATTATCACCAAATGTTTTGTGTTCTAAAATAAAAGGAAATTCCATGATTAATTTGACAGGGGTGCTTTAATTGATGGGTGTGATTGATAGCGTATATTTTAATATATTTGTATTATCCATTATTCCCCACACAACTGATAATTCTTCTGAATTTATAATGGTAGGTGTTATGAAATATCCGTCCATTTTATCCAAACTTTGTTTAACTTCAGAAACTAAATCCGAAGGGATTTTTGTTTCAATTTCCGATTTTTCGAATGTTTCAGGATTATAATAATCCGCCTTGTAATTCTCCATAATTTAAATTTTTTAATTTTAATCTTTATATTTGTAATTGTTAAATTTTTTGTTTTTACTTTTAACTCTCCATCTAATAGTCACCATAGGTATGTTAAGTATTTTAGATGCTTCACCAGCAGACCTATATCCCACATTATTAATTATTATAGGAAGATTCTGTTCTCCATTGTAGGTTCCTTTTCTTTTCTCACTTAATTTTTTTTTAGTTTCTTCCGCGTGTTGTTTACCAAAAAATGGGTTATTTACACCTGATTTATCTCTACAATTTATACAACTATTATTAATTGAGGATATTTTAACACCACATTCACAATATTTAAAACTTGTTCCACCTTTCCAATTTGGGTTAGTTTCCATCGGTTTGGAGTGTTTTTCTTTTTTTTCTTCGTCAGTCATTAGGTTATACCTTCTTTTAACTGACTCGGTCATTTTTTTTACTATCTTATCCTTATGAGGGTTTTTTGTTAAATTATCACCGCCACTTGATTTAATCCCTATGTTGTAATCAGGTTGCAAATCCAAATATTTTTGTTCTGTTTCAAGAAGAACATTTATATCACATTCTTCAACAATCTCAAATATAAAATTGTTTTCACCGTATTTATCCCAAGCTCTTTGTAATATACAATTTATGTGAATATTATTTTTTAATTCTCTTTTATGTCTATCAAATCTCTTTTCAATTTGTTTTGATGAACCATAGTAACATTTGTTATTAACCAAATTTTTAATTCTATATATTCCAATCATAGGACTACCTTTTAATATAAATATCTGTAAAACATAAAAAGTTAAAAGGTGGTCCTAAAAATTAATTAGAAAGTGGAAAATAAATCTTAGGATGTGATTGATAGTTTTCTAAAATAACATCATTTACTGATGAACAGTGGATTCCGTCTCTAACATGCACTGTTGGCAATTCAAATGGTTCTCTACCAATTTGTTCTTTAACACCCTCCATTTGGTTCAAATAGATGTGACAATCTCCCAAATTACCAATTAGTTCCTCAGGTATCATATTAACTTCATCCGCAATCATCATTAAAAGAAGTCCATATGATGAAATATTCATTGGAATTCCAAGCGGAACGTCACACGAACGTTGATTCCACATTAAGGAGATTGCTCGTTTAGGTGTTCTTTCCCAATCAATAGTAAGTGGTGACCTTAATTCACCATCTATACCATAAGAATCTTCGGTCCATACTGGGCATCTTAATTGTCTTTCTTCCAAACTCAACTCTCTTGTATAAACTTGAAATCCATAATGACAAGGTGGAAGAACCATTTGGTCTATCTCTCCAACATTCCAAGAATTAACCATTAATCGTCTTGAGTCTGGATTTGTTTTAAGGTCGTTGATTAGATTTTGGATTTGGTCTATTTTATTATTAGGTGGAAATAGTGGTAATCTATTTGGACCAAAATCATCTTGCCAACTTCTCCACTGCTTACCATAAATTGGACCTAATTCACCCCACTGTCTAGCAAACTCTTCATCTGTTTTGATTTTGTTGATGAATACTTCCTTATCCATTGGATAATAAGAAGGCGGAAGTGTTATATCAGATTTAATAAAATCTTCATTTGTTTTATTTTTGTAATTCTTATAAGCATCACCATCCCAAATATGACAGTTATTGTCAACAAGGTATTTGATGTTTGTATCACCACGTAGGAACCACAGTAATTCTGTTACCATAGTTTTCCAAGCCATTTTCTTGGTTGTGAGTAATGGAAATCCATCAGACATTTTATGACGAATAGTGTAACCAAAGATTGATTTGGTTCCTGTTCCTGTACGGTCTTTTTTTTCCACACCATAATCAATGATGTCTTGGAGTAGTTGTTGGTATTGTTTATCTAACTTATTCATTGTTTTAATCTTGTTTTGTTCCTAAAGCCCATACTGAATTTGGGAATAACTCTTGTCGTAATTTTAATATAATATCTCTGTGTCCTTGGAATTCATCATCCATAACAGATTTGTGTCCATTTAAAACTGCTTTGGTTATTTCATAATCCAATTTAGAAATTAATGCAGATTTTTCATTGTTACTCATGTTTTCAATATCAATCTTGTTCATTTAATACAGTCTCCTCTTCATATTGTCTTTTTAATTCAATGTATGCCAATTCGGCACATTCAACCGTATTTAAGTCAGGATGTTTTTTTCTACATTCATTAACTTTACCATGCATTTCATTTAACTTACCAATCTCATTTGATAAGTAATACAACTCTTCAATCCATTCTTCGTTTGTCATATTAACCAATTGTCTTTTTTATCGTTTCTTATAAACCGCATGATTATCGGTCCTGGTATTAAACATAACAAAAAAATAACAATATTGTCTAATATTTTTCTCATTTTATGATTTTTTTTTGAAATTAAAAATTGCAAATCCTAAAAGACAACCCGATATAAAACAAGAAAGGATTGATACCAATCCTGTCAGGTTAAATGATACAATAAGACATGTAATAGTAAAAAGTAAAAATGTAAAATTATTCATGAACTCAACGTAGTTCACTTTTTTTTTACCATTTCTTTAATCTCAGATAAAACACCAAGAAGTATAATACCCAAAAACAAAGTTAAAAATGGGTGTTCAGACATCACATCAAATGTTTCTCTCATATTATGGTTGTTTTGATTGTTCTTGTTGTATTTTAATTGCTTCTTGAATCATGTTTTCAGTACTATTACCGTACTTGCAAGAGCATGTTGGTTTACCAACGGCTCTTAGTATTTGAATTGCTTGTTCTAAGTTCATAATAAAATAAGTATAATCGTTTTTTGTTTTTAAATCAACCTTTTTTCGTGATGGTCTTTTGGAAGTGTTAGTTTAGCAATTGGTCTGTTTCTTAATAATGAAATAACTTCTTCAACGTTCATTGGGTATAAATTATTTCCATCACAACCAACATCCATAGCTCGTCCTTCGGCAATTCTTAAATGAGGTGGTAAGTGAACGTGTCCGTGTAAGTGCATCACATCAGCGTTCATACCATCCCAAGAACAAATTGGATAGTGCATACACACAAAAGTATATTTACGAGTTCCTTTACCATTTGGAATACGTAAGTCAAGGTGAATGTAATCACTACAACTTGTAAAGATGTCTTGAATATCACCTTTGTTTCTACGGATATGATGGTCGTGGTTCCCGTGAACCAAGTGGAGGTTTTTACAAACAATCCTACTTCTGAATTCTTGAATGTTTTCAAACCCACCAAAACTGAAATCACCTAAGTGAATTAAAATATCATTCTCACCAACAGTTTCATTGATTCTATTAACCAACGTATCATTCATGTGTTCAAGTGATTTAAAATCTCTTGTCACTGAATCTGAATCAGTCCATTTTGTAGTTGCACTACAAATATTAGAGTGACCGTAGTGGGTATCACTCGTAAAAAACAACCGTTGACCTTTTTCTAATACAATTTTCATAACTTATTTACTTTGTATATAAAATGAAACACATATAACCAAAATAAAGTAAAAACACCACAAATATAACGGTATTAATTTCTTTTGGAATTTCATATTACAAAGATAAACAAAAAACCCAAGACTTTCATCTCGGGTCTTAATTATTTATTTTATTTTTTAATTAGTGTTGGACTACGATTCTATGGGTTAAACTGCCCATTCTGAATGTGTATATCCCACTCTTCCAAGAACTTGTATTTATTTGAACGCAACTTGATATAAGACCATCT